AGTGTTGGGAAAGACCGCCTGGTCCTGCGGGCTACGGTTGGGAAGTACCAAGAGTCGAAGTTGACGAAGCTGTTCGAATCGCATTTGCAAAGTACAAAGTCCACAAGATCTGGGCCGACCCTTCAGGTTGGCAGTCTTATTTGGACGCTTGGAACTCAACTTTCGCCGATAAAGTGGTAGCGGTTTACCCTTCCAGCCAGCGCAAGCTGATGGCACAGGGACTTGACAGATTCCTTGAAGACGTACTCGAAGGACGCCTCAAACACAACGGCGCACCCGAGCTGACAAGGCACGTGACGAACGCGGTACCGACACGGTACGGCCAAGTAATGAAACCTTCTCAGAGCCACAAGATCGACGGCTTAATCGCTGCAGTTCTTGCCTACCTAGGCCGCACCGAGGCGCTTGTTAATCCTGAGCCTGTTGCACCGAAAGTCACTTACCACTCTATTCAAGTCTAGGAGCGACATGAAGCGTTTTGATTTTAGTCTCGCAGTTGAGGTCGTTGGCGTTGCGTTGGTAACGGTCGGACTTGCGTTGTTCTCTCCACCGATTGCATTAATCGCTCTCGGTTCTTTCCTCGTTTGGGCTACAGAAAAGGCTGATTAATGACCGCTGGCATTTATAACACCACTATCGACCAAGGCTCAGTGTGGTCTGTCGTGTTGGTGTATACTGACTCAAATAACGCCCCCGTCAACTTGACTGGCTACACAGCCGCCATGCAGCTTCGACAGAATTACAACTCTGACGTTGCAGATCTGACTTTGACTACCGCAAATGGTGGCATCACTATTGTCGGCGCTACTGGCACCATCACAATCAACGCCACAGCAACTCAAACAGGCTTGCTTGACCCAGGCTTTTACGTTTATGACTTAGAATTGACATCGGGTTCCAATATCTCTCGCCTAATCCAAGGCCAGTTGACCGTAGCAGAGCAGGTGACACGATAATGGCAGCCAATAAAGTCACCATCAATGAAACCAACAACAACGTCGAGATCTCAGCCCCAGGCCCACAAGGTGCCCAAGGACCAACTGGTCCAACAGGCGCAACAGGCCCAGCTGGTGCTACAGGTGCAACAGGTCCAGTCGGTGCTACGGGTGCCACGGGTCCAACAGGCGCTACAGGTAACACAGGCCCAACAGGCGCGACTGGTTCAACAGGCCCAGTCGGCGCAACAGGCCCAACAGGCAACACTGGACCAACAGGCCCAACAGGCGCCACGGGTCCACAAGGCATTCAAGGCGACACAGGCGCGACAGGACCGACTGGTCCAGTTGGTGCAACTGGTCCCACGGGTTTAACAGGCGCAACTGGAGCCACAGGCCCAACAGGCGTCACAGGAGCGACTGGCCCGCAAGGCATTCAAGGTGTGCAAGGCATTCAAGGCGAGACTGGTGCGACTGGTCCAATAGGCGACACTGGAGCGACAGGCCCAACGGGCGCGACAGGCGCAGCTTCAACAGTGCCTGGTCCAACAGGTTCAACAGGCCCAGCTGGAGCAACAGGCCCAACAGGCCCACAAGGTGAAGCCTCAACCGTGCCTGGCCCAACTGGAGCAACTGGCCCAGCGGGTGCCACAGGTCCAACAGGCGCAACAGGACCTCAAGGAATAGCAGGCCCAACAGGCGCAACTGGCCCACAAGGCGCGGCTGGTGCGAATGGCGGCTCTACTAGCCTGTTCGACTACAACGCAGACACTTCGGCTACTTCGGGCGACCCTGGCGCGGGCGACATACGTTGGAACAACGCTACACAGATCAGCGCAACTTCGCTTCTGATCGATCACTTAGACGTTAATAGCAACGACATTGATGTTTTTATTGCCCTGCTTAAAGCAGACGACTTTATTATCGTTCAAGACCGAAATGTTCACACTAATTTTCAGAAGTTTAAAGTCACAGCGGCAGCGACCATTCTTGGTGGCTACAGCAGCGTCCCAGTAGTTCTAGACTCCTCAGGCGGCACTGGCACGACCAACTTCAGCAACTTCGAAGCTCTTGCATTGTTGCTCATCAATGTCGGCCTTACAGGTGCGACTGGTCCAATCGGTCCGACAGGCCCACAAGGCGCAACTGGAGCAACAGGTCCAGCTGGTGTAACTGGAGCAACAGGCCCACAAGGCGAAACAGGTCCAACTGGAGCAACGGGCCCAGCGGGCGCGAATGGCGCAACTGGAGCAACAGGCCCACAAGGTGAAACTGGCGCTACAGGCCCAACAGGCCCAGTCGGCGCAACTGGCGCGGTCGGCCCAACAGGTGCAACAGGCCCACAAGGCATTCAAGGAATCCAAGGTGTTCAAGGCATTCAGGGCGAAGTCGGTCCAACAGGCCCAACAGGCCTAGTCGGTGCAACAGGTCCAGCAGGAGCCACAGGTCCTGAAGGTGCCACAGGTGCAACTGGTCCACAAGGAATCCAAGGCGGTGTCGGCGCTACTGGTCCTACAGGTCCAGCTGGAGCCACAGGTCCTGCGGGTGCAACAGGAGCAACTGGTCCACAAGGAATCCAAGGCGACACAGGGGCTACAGGCCCAAGCGGCGCAACAGGCCCAAGCGGCGCAACAGGCGCAACAGGCCCAAGCGGTTCAACTGGTCCAACTGGAGCAACTGGTCCACAAGGCGGGGATAATCCAGTCGTTGACTATATCGACGGTGGGGCAAACGCTGCTGGCATTACTGGCGACGTGATCTACAATTCGGGGTTGTCTAACGCAAGTAGTTGGACATACATCATCGACGCAGGTGCGTCAGTAACAACCTTCTAACAAAGAGAGAAAGAAGCCACTATGACAGCAAGACTCCAAAACCGCCGAGATACGGCAGCAAACTGGACATCTAATAACCCAACCCTTGCTGCTGGCGAAATCGGCTACGAAACCGACACCACGAAGTTCAAGATCGGCGACGGCGCAACTGCTTGGAGCTCTCTTGCTTATGCTTATGCCGCTGGTGCTACGGGTCCAACAGGTGCAACAGGCCCAACTGGTGCAACTGGTCCAACAGGTGCGACTGGTGCAACAGGTCCAACGGGTGCAACAGGTCCAACGGGTGCAACAGGTCCAACGGGTGCAACTGGCGACATCGGCCCGACAGGCGCAACAGGACCCGAAGGAGCAACAGGTCCAACAGGTGCCACTGGCCCAACAGGCGCTACTGGCCCAACTGGTTCTACAGGTCCAACTGGTGCAACAGGCCCAACAGGTGCTGGCGGTGTTGAAGCCATCAATGCACAAACTGGAACTACATACACTTTTGTGCTAACAGACCGCGACGACTTGGTGACTGCATCAAACGCGTCCGCACAAACCTACACTATCCCACTCAATTCATCTGTGGCTTTTCCAACTGGCAGCCTCATTAACTTAATTCAGATCGGCGCTGGACAAGTAACTGTTCAGGGCGCTGGTGGTGTCACCGTTGCTTCAACTGGTGCTACTGCAACAACTCCGAAAACAAGAGTTCAGTATTCATCACTTACATGCATCAAGGCTGCAACCGACACTTGGTATGTAGTAGGAGATATTGCCTAATGCCTATTCTTGGAACTATTGCCTCTGGTATTTCAGGATCAAAAGCAGGAGTACCTGCTGAGATTGTTGTTGTTGGCGGTGGCGGTGCTGGATATTATGGCGGTGGCGGTGCTGGTTCGGTTTTGTATTTTAGTAATGGATTTCTCGGTGCTACTACAACATATGGTGTGACTGTCGGTGCTGGCGCAATAAATATGCCTGTTGCTGGATCAGCTCCTATTGCTACTGCGGCAGGAAGTTCTCAGTTCGGCACATTGACCGCCGCATTAGGCGGTGGCTCTTGCCGCGCTATTCTGAGCGCAAATGGTGGCTCAGGCGCAGGTGCGTATGACAGTACTGGTGCTGGTCAAATCGGCGGAACAAGCACACAGTCAAGTACAGGAGTCACCACAGTTTATGCGAACTCTGGCGGAAATGGCGCGACAGGAACTAACTATACGGGCGGCGGTGGTGGTGGATCGGGCGCGGCAGGTGGAAACGCATCAGGCACAACCGCAGGTGCGGGTGGAAACGGAACAACCGCGTTCAGCACTTGGTTAGCTGCTACTGGATACGGGGAAGATACAGGCGGTACTCGTTATATTGCCGCAGGTGGCGGTGGTACTAACCTACAACAAGGTGGCACACTCAATGCAAATAGTTCAGGTGCTGCTGGATTAGGTGGCGGTGGAACTGCTAACGCAGGAAATGTCACAATCGGTTCAGGCAGAATAAATACAGGTAGCGGTGGAACAGCAGGGCAAAACT